CCATTGGTGTGCTAAGAATTTTAGCCTTACCAACGAAATTAGAACCACTTTCTTTAAGTGATACTATTTTATGTGAGACCCTATCGAGATTTACGGTAGGACCTTCTGGATGACCAAGTTCACCAAGTGCTCTTCCAGAGACAACATGATTTTCGTTATAACGTCCAACTTCCCTCCTAAGAGTTTCCATTGGATACATACGTCCATTACGGTTTTTGATATTTCCTTGTAAGAAAACACCCTCAATATACATCGACTTCTTACCGTTTCTGGTTTCGACAAGAAATTCTACTGATTCAATTTCTTCCGTAATGAGTTTCATCAACCTTCCCCTGTGATTTGAACTTGTTGGAAATAGAGTGCGCCAGTTTTTCCACCAACACCAATTCCTAATGAACTAACTTTAAATGAACTTCTCAACTCCGCCCAATTGGTGGAAACATAATCAGTCTTAATACCAGAAGTATCAGCATTAACCGTAATTCTAGTTGAATAATGTCCACCGATATTAGAAGCATTCCACACTTTCGTTACTGTACCGAAACCAATAGCAGCTTCAAAGTATGGTTGATCATCTACTCTTAAAGTAACCATATCATTAACACCAAAAGGAGAACCTGTTCCTTCTGGGAAATCAATTAATGTGGTTGCTCCAGTAGTAATTCCAACGACTCTCTGTGAAGAGGGTCTAAAAATGTTAATGGTCGCAGGCTTATCTTTAAGAACTAGAAAATCGGTTGCATCTGCAGCAGGTGAAAATTCACTTTTAGAAATCGCAACATGTGCTCCTTGTAAATCTGAATCACCAACAATGGCAACTCTCAATGTATCGGACATATGTGAAATTACTCCACTTGTCCTTGAATGACCTGGGTTAACAGACACTTCTATTGACGAGCCAGTTCCTACGGGTTGATGTGCCATTTATACAAACCTTATAGTATTAAAATTCATTTACTAGTTATTTATAATTACTCTTCTTCCTCTGTTTCAACTTCTGTTTCAACTTCTAAAGCAGCATCAACTTCGGTTTGAGTAGGTGCATTATCAGAATTAAAAACGCCAGATGCCACAGCAGGACGGTATTCATCAACTCTACTTGCAGACTTAGCATATAAAAGATCTTTTATCTTATCGCTAACCTGTGAAGCTGAATCATCCGCAGCAATCATATCCATAAGTTCATCCATGTTAATAGTGTCAAATGAGTAACTATATTCTATTTAGACACTATTTATTGTGACTTAAAATTATACTCAAGTATAATCTTATATAAAGTATCTTTCATAGCAACCATTTTCTCTTTTTCACCCTTAACATCCTTTAGATTTTTAGGATACATTCTATCCACATAGTAAGAAACGGCTGTATGTAACAACCGAATATGCCTTACATCCCAATCTACTTTTAGAAATGGTCTGCCAGCCTCATCTTTCTGGGGCTGATCCATGTCCATTATATCTCTCCGCCTTTAGGTTTAACTGTATTTGTATCCATAGTTGTAGCTTTACTATCTACATCCATAGATCTTAAAGGAGCATCAGGTTCTCCACCAGCACCATTATCACCAAGTTCTCCTTCAATTGGCATTGGTCTCATACCACCAGAACCTTCAGGATCTAACATCATATCAGCAGGATCAGGAATAATACCATCCTTAATTTCCTGTTCAATTTTCTTATCTTCTTCTAGAATCTCATCCTCTGTTTGACGAATAATCTTACGACGGACATAATCCTGAGAATAATACTTACCAATATAAGGTTCTACAGTAGCAAGTAATGCCATTCTTTCATTCACTAATTCTGCTTCTTTTAATTCAGTGAAGTGATTATCATATAAGAAATCATATTGAATATGCTCACTCATCACCTCCCAATCTTCAGGGGTAATTACATTCGTTAGAAGTAATTGAGTTTTAAGCATATCAGTGAACATATTTGAGAATCTCTTTCTCAAACGTCCAACAAACTTACTAAATTTAACTTCGTCTCTTAATATCTCAGAGGATCTTCCCAGATTGAATCCTCCCTCTCCGTCCATTCTTGATGGGGGTACATTGAGCGACCTATATAATTTCTTTTTGAAGTACTCAATATCCGTGATTTCACCAAGGTTTTGGCCTCCAGGAAGAGTAGAAATTTCAGTGCCACGACCTCCTTCCCTTCTAGGGAGCCAGAAATCTTCAAGCATTGCCATGTACTTCTTGTCATCACGAACTTCTCCTGTATCGGCGTTGTATACAAGTTTATTCCGATATCTCATCATCACGTCACGGAGATATTGCTCTGCCTTAACTTTCGGTAAGTTTCCTACATCAATGTAGAAAATCCTGCGCTCTGGAGCACGGGATAGTCTATATATAACCAAACTATCCTCAATCATCCTTAATTGATTAAGAGATTTGATTGCTTTGTGTAAATATGAGAGAGTAATTCCTTTATTTCTATCAACAAGACCTGAAGTTACATATGTAATTGAGTCCTTTGCCATTTTAATTCCAGCATTTGCACCCATTGCACCTGGGCTTCCAACTGGATATGTCTGTTTAGGATTGTATATAAAATATTCTTCCAACTTTGGAAATTCATATTCCATTGGATTATCCTGTGTCATACTAGAGACACGATACTTATCTTCTTTATTCTTCTTTTGCTGTCTTACATAACGCATTTTCATTGCGTCAATATATCTTATCTCCTGTAAACCTGCTTGGGGATTCTTTAAATCTATAATTTTATGATAATATAATCTACCGTCTACGTACCAATTCCTATAAATCTCATGTGCTTTTTTATCAAAATCCATTAAATCTTTAACGAATTTAAAAGCATCTCTAACTTTAGTTTTTATACCATCACTTGCATTAAGATTATCTAAATTAATTTCTACTGGACTATCGTTCGTATCTGATACTAATGCTTCACTTATAATATCTTCTATCGCACTATCCGCTTCTGGATGAAGTGCCATTTCACGGTATCTTTTAATCAACTCAAACTCAGTTTTATAAACTCCTTCAATATCAACATAGGAACCAAAAAAACCACTACTCAAATAATGATCATTCCCGTCCTCGTTATTTGGAGGAACGGGAGAGACCGCACTTGGTGGTAGTGATTGTTCGTCTGTGCCCTCTATCGAGAACCCAAAGAGTTTAGCCATGATTACGAAACTTTTTTACTATTTATCAACCCTAGATTAGTTAGGATTGCCAGCTCCAGTTAAATTAAGTGATTGAACTTGGAATTCAACTGTATACTCTTCTATAGTATCACCTGTATCGTAAGATAAGTCAATAGCCGATACGTTAGATGGCCATATATCAATAAATTCATATTCTTTCAATACTACATTATCTCCAGAACCAGCACTCTGACTGCTCTTTTCTGATCCTCTACCAAGTTGATAAACTTTGGCATTGGTCATATAAGCAGATGGGTCAGTAGTACCTAAATTGGTATCTAGGTCAGCAATTTGTTGTGTCCATCCTTCAAAAGCATTTCTGAATCTAAAGTCTTCATCATTAATTACGGTTACAGTCCAAGTATCAATTGTTCTGTCTCCAGCAACTTTAAAGATTCGACCTCTGAATGGAACATCGATGTTAGCAATATTCTGGGCAGGTAAAGATGCTGCTTTACACATGAAACTAAAAACTTCTGCATCCCAATTTGACGTAACACTAGGTGGGAGAGTAGTAAGTTCTACCTCAAATAAATTCGGTCTAGCACCGCCACCTATCAGTTTCGACTTAAACTGTGAAATGTTTCTGTTTGTTCTAGTAGTTGCCATTGATTGATTCCTCCTGTTGTATATTTAGAGCTAGAACTTAAACTCTACCTGCGACTTCTTCAAAGCTGATACCAGTTCTGGTAGCAACGAAAGTCAAGGTAACGTAGTTGATAGACTTTGCAGGCTTCAGGAAGATGTCTGCTCGGAATTCGTTATTGTCAATAACATCAGGAGTGTTATTTGTGGTGTCACAAACAACGAGGAATCCATAAAGTCCTCTCTTTGCCTGAATATCACGTAGATATGGTTCCACAATATTGCGGAAGTTTGCTCTTGTTAACTCGTCGTTGAGTTCAAAGAGTTGAGCCTGTGCTGCTTTTTCAAGTGCTTGCTCGATTGTAAGGAACAGACGACGAACGTTGATTCTGTCGAATGCTGATGCATATCCAAGTGCAGTCTTATCACCGAAGAGAAGTGTTCCAATACCAGGTGTGGTAATGAAAGAGTTAATTCTTTGAGGATAAAGTCTGTCTCTTTGTGTCTTACTTGGGTTATATGCAAGTTTAACTGCATTATTAATAACACCTCTTTGCTGTCCAGCAGGTGAGAACCAAGGATAAGCAACGATATTTGTGCGTGTCATTAGACCAGCAACGTCTCCGTTACAAGGTACATAACGGAATTCATTGTTGAATCTGTCATACATGTACTTGTAACCACTGTCAAATACACCGTAAGAAGATGATTGAAGTGGACTAAAGAAGTTAATTACGTTCTCAGTCTGAGTCTCAGTATTAGTAACGTTAACAACGTTTGCTCTATGTGGACTAATTGTTGCCATGCAATCCTTTCTATCTCCAGCAATTGAAAGCAATTGATTTGCTTTTGCTTGAGAATCAAATTCATTACTGCATCCTGGTCCCATAATTAGGTAATCTACTGCGACTTCATCTTTATTAGAGAACAATCTATAAGATGTCATCAAGTCGGCTAATGTAGCACTCATTCCACCTTTTGTTTCACCAGATGGAATTGCACCATAATCTTGACCACCCGTTAGGCTATAGGCTACGTTGCCCAAACCAGAGAAAGTAACACCCTGTGCATCTAATCCCCATAATCCATCACCAGTTGTGACTGGAGTACATACTGTAGAGAATCCTGCAGCACGAGGATTAGTTCCCCACTGATTGTCTTTAGCAGCAGATGGGTTCTTACCTGCATAGAGATTATCTGAATAAAGTGCGAGATAATCCTTATAGTAAGTTTTTTGTGGTGGATTTATTGAAGAAACAGTATCCTTTGCCTTAGAAAGGTTAAGATGCCTCTCAACAATATTTCCTTTAATGCCTGTTAGTCTACCTTCATCATCAACTAGAACAACATGTAATCCGTCATTCTTACCCTTCCTTTCAGTAACAAAGCTACTATCTAAAGGTTTAGGTGCTAATGTCTTCCAGTAAACAACAGCATTATTAATTCCTAATGTTTGCTCATCATACCAGTCTTTAACTGTTGCTGGAGTATATGCTGCACTAGCAGATTGTCCAGTAGTAACACCAGAGTTATTAAGGAACTGAATAGATGAAGTTGATTTAAACGCAGCAATTGCATTTCCTTCAGCATAATCAATTGGGAAGTATGAAGTTATACCACCAACTGATGATATTCTATCAGTAATCTTAACATCAAATGTACTATTACTATTAGTAGAATCTGTGCTTACACCAGTAATAATTCCTTTAAGGAATCCTGTGAGTGAACCAGTTGTTCCAATTCCTGGAATAACTTGTCCATCTATATTTGCAGTAACAGCAAATCCAACACGAGCACCAGCATCAAATAAGTTATTTGTGCTAATACCAATAGTTTGGTCTGCGAAATTATCGATCTGACAAACTTTTAATGTGTTTGCCCAAGTTCCTGGGTTCTTAGAGCAATATGTAAATGTTGCATCGCTCTGATGATTGTTTAAATAATCGTCGTAGTTGTAAACTTGAAGGACTGCTGTAGAAGCAACACCAACACCTGCGTTTGCGTTATTTAAATTACTACCTGCTGTTCTAACTACTTTAAGAACACCACCGTATGAAAGGAATGATGATGCACTCATCCAGTACTGATACTGTGCATCAGTTCCCATTGGTGAACCAAAAGTATTAACTAATTGTTCTTCTGTACTAATTTCAATGATTTCATCAACAGGTCCGATTTCAAACGGTCCTGCAATAGCACCGATATTGTCTAATACGTTCTCAGCTCTTCCTATTGTTAAATCAACCTCCCTTACCAGTACTCCAGGAGATAATTGAGGAGTTGCCATGTTGTCTTTCTCCGAGTCTCAGTTTATCTGAAAATATTTATCAAAAGGGGTATTTTCAGCGGGGAAACATGGAGTGAACAGTCACCAATCTGGATATGCCCAATCACTAAAAGGTTTCTTTTTTCTTCTTTCTACTATCCTTCTTATGGTACATATCTTGCATTCATAAGAGTATGATGACGCAACTGCTCCTCTACTTTTTCTAGTTCTATAGAATCCATCTATCAAATTTTTCTCTTCTCCACATACTCTACACTTTCTATCAACAAGCAACAAATGCCCTAGTTTTAATTGCTTATCAAATTCCATTTATCGGTAATTCCACATATAATCCATACCACCACCTTTATCACCATATTCATCCGTAAACCATCTGTCTCCATCTTCATCAACAAAACTCTCATTACTCATACCATCATCCATAAACCCAAATGGAGCCATGTCTTGTTCTATCTGATTTTTCTGTTCCTCATATAATCTCTTACGAACATCTTGGTCTGTTAATTCTTTGAAGTAATCATTCTGAACTAACCATGCATATATGACTAAACACATTGCAAGGTCATCATTACACCCTTCTTCTGCCTCAAATGAATTTGCTTTTTGTATAAATGTCGTTAATTCAGATATAATTTCATAATCCTTAAATATAATCTTATCAGATTCGATAAGTGCTTTTAAATTAAGAGATCCAACCTTCTTAACAGTCTTGGACATCTTAACTCCAAGTTGTGTTTTCTTACCAGAGAATCCTTGACCTACAACTTGACCTGCTCTACCTCTCATAGAACACATTAATAAGTTTTCATATTCAAGATCAAAGTTTAGAATAGATGCAACCTGATCACCAATATCATTTACCTCACACATTATAAATGCATTATTATATTTCTTTGCTATCTCCCAAATTATGTTAGGAAATATCATAGGTTTGATTTCATTATTTCTATACTTACCTACAATCTTATGAGGGAACTCCGTAATATCAATAAGGACAAAGGCAGAATAATCCTCTGCAACTCCTCTTGCTACATCAACAGTCATTAGATAATCATGACCTTTTACAGGATCTTCATAGATATCCATTCCTGCACTTCTTGTTATAGGATTTTCATACACTAAAGTTCTAAGTTTGGATGGATTAATAAGAGTATCAACAGATCCTAAGAACTCACACTCAAACTCAATCTTAAACTGTTGCTCAGATGTGTTGGCAATAGTTTGCCTTCTCCACTCACTATCTCTTCCAGGAACCTGAGACCAATGAACATCGGTTGGAATATATTCATTCTTACCTTTCTCTGCATCATGCCAATACCTATAAAAATGATTCATCCCGTGTGGGGTTGAAACCATTATGACTTTAGTTGTTTTACCAGAAGTAATAGTAGGATAAACACTAGAAAAGAAAGCTTCAGCGATGTGATTGGGAACAAAAGCAAACTCATCGAGGAATAGGATATTGAAAGACATACCCCTAACAGCACTAGCAGAAGTAGAAGCCGCCAAGATTTTACTACCATTTTCTAACTCCAACGAACCTTTATTCCATGATATAATACCCTGTTGCATCCATTTAGGTAAATTCTCATATGCAGTCTGCAATCTACCTAATAAATCTCTAGCAGTTGCTGCTTTGTTTGCAAGAATACCAATATTAACACTGTCATTAAAAACAACATAGTGTAGCAAATATGATACAGACGTGGTGGATTTACCAGTCTGACGAGGCATCTTACATATATTAAATCTATTCTCGTGGAAATTTTTAATTAATCTCTCTTGAAAATCATAAGGATGAAACTGAACAAGTCCCTCATCAAGAGAAACGATCTTCATATAAGTCTTAGCAAAATATACGGGATCTTGAGCACATTTCATAAACTCAAGAATTTGTTCTTCACTGAACTCTTGAGCAACATTTGCTTTTTTTAGATTGGGGTTACCTAAATAAATGTCATCCATAATTAAGTCATCTCATATTTACCAAATTGTTTAGGTTGTTGTAATTTCATTTCTTTGTCATGATCTAGGGTTTTCTTTACTAATTCTAATGTTCTTTCTAATTGATCTACTTTCTTCTCTAAATCTTTAGTTTTATTTTCCTCCGACTTGGAGGAGTGGTTCTCCTGGTTCATAGTCCGAAACTTTGTAATTCCAGAGTTTAGCATTAGGATACACTTTTCTCACTTGATCCTGTACTTCTCTGCGTGAGGGGGTTTTGATATGGGGGAAGAACATCTGAATACTGTACTGACTTCCTCTCCATGCCAACATTGCTGTTATTATATTTCCTGTTTTTCTTGGTAGGTATGTGGATTCACTTACTCCTCCACCACCATTAGAGCCGTTAGAACTCCCACCATTGCTAGACTGGTTACCACCATTACCATTACCATTTGAACCATTCCCATGTCCGTTAGAAGATCCGTTAGATTTTTTGCCATTACCATTTTTCTTTTTATGATCCTCATCCCTCATTATATAACCACCACGCATGACATGCCATCCTTTAGGGATGGGTTTGCACTTTTTACTATCATTACAATAGTATTCGCCTTGGGGACACTTTTTCATAAAAAGAGACAGACTCTGTATGTTTATTTATGTTACTTTCAACTTATCAGCTTACTGTGAGAGTTTTTGAGATCTTAAACACAGTGGAATCTGAGGATGTTGGAGTTGCTAAAAGTCTTAAGTTTCCACTATTAATATCTGCATCAAACGTAGCAAGATTTACTCCAGTCTTTATAGTTCCAAATTCTGAAAGATATGCATTAGTCCCATCATGCAATACATTAATGGTTGTCATCTGATAAACAGACCCTCTTGTTATTTGCACTTGATATTGTGCCGACCTGTATGATGAAGCAGTAAAACTATCTACAGATGCTTGAGATGTGGAGGTCTTTGTAGATGATGCACTTTCAATTCTTAGAACAGCAGGACTACCAAAATCAACACCACTTCTAGCAGTTATAAGACCAACAACATCTATATTAGTTACATCTTCATAAGTAAGAGTTCCTCCAATAGTTACATTACCAGTGAATGTGGCAGCAACACCAGTTAAATTTTGTATTGCAATACTAGGAGTTCCTGAGATTCCCTGTGATGTGGTTGATATACCTGCTGTCTTTGCATATCCAGCATTTGTGGCATCGGTAGAGATTCCTGCAGTTATTGCATACGTTGAAATTGTTGATATACCTGCTGTTTTCGCATATCCAGAATTGGTTGCATCAGTAGCAATTCCAGCAGTTATTGCATATGTTGATATTCCTGCTGTATTTGCATATCCAGCATTACTACCACTCTCTTCTGCAAATTTAAACTTATATGGTGCGTCTAAGGAAGTATCAACCTTTAAAACATAACCATTATATGCACTTAAATTAGTGGCAACACCAACAATATCATCAAGGTATTGAAGTTTGGTTTCTCCACCACCACCAAATGATGCTAATTGCTGTTGAACCCTATTAACAAATAATCTGTAATGTTCTTGTAATTGGTCAAGGGTTACAAAATTTGTATCTAATGGAGTTAATGGATCTTCATTATCAACTTCTGGTGGTTCTGCTAATAAATTCTCTTGAAGATCTTGATGTTGTTTTTGTGTTTCCTTTATTTCTTTAACAATATTACGCAATTCGGTAATATCTAAACCAGTATCAGTAAATTTGGTTTTTAATTTGGAAAGATCTTTTCTTACATCTTTAATATCACTATCATAATATTTTACTTCTGGGAGGTTTGTAATTTTCTCTTGCAGTTCATCAAAATACTCTTTAAGAGAAGTGGTAATGACATTTTGGGATTCAACATTTTTAGTATTAAAATCCTTTACCTTCTTATCAATATTCTCTTTTAGAATATTATACTGTCCAAGTATTTGTTTCTTTAATTTTCTATCATCATCCTTTAGATGAAGTCTATACTCATGTATCTTCTCAGATGATTTCTTTAACTCTTCATATATTTTATCAGTAGTTTCTTTTAAATTTGTTTTAACAGTATCAACATCAACTCTAGTTTCAAAATCTTTTACTTCAATACTTTCTGATATTTGTTGAATATCATAACTAAACTTATCTCTAAGAGAATTTAATTCATCATCATAATACTTAACTTCAGGTAGATTATCAATCTTTTTATCAAGTTCATTTACCTGCTCATCATAATATTTTACCTCTGGTAGATTGGAGATTGATTGTTTAACATCATCTATTTCTTCATCATAATACTTTACTTCAGGAACTACTGGTATCTCAGAGCGTAACTCTTCAATAGTTTCTGATATTTTTTCAAGGTCATCATCATAATATTTTATTTCTGGTATATCTGGTATATTATCTCTTACCTCATTAACAAGACCAACTAATTCCTTCCACTCAGGTCTTTTGATAATATCAATAAATTCATAATCTCTAAATTGCATTTCAGGACTATAATCCTGAAAAGAAACACCACCAGTAATTTCAATATCCTCTTCTTTTTCTACTTCTTCTTCTTCCTCAATATAATCTTCAATAGTTGGTAAAGACTCATCAACTATTTTATCTTCTACTGAAGGTAAATCTTCTACTACATTGTTGGGTATACAACCGAGTGCTTCTTCTATATCTACAACATACTCTTCAACAGAAGGTAATTCTTCTACAACTTTCTCTTCTGTTATAAATTCATCGACTGATGGTAATTCTACAGGATTTTCTGTAAAATCATCCAACGACGGCAATTCGTCTTTCGGCATTTTATGAGTATATTAATACTTTGAGATTTTTCTCTCTGTTTTATTTATTCTGTTCCTTTGCTCCATTCTTTAGGAGCTTAGCAAGTTCTGCTGTTGAACCAACAAATAAAGCATTATTAACAGTAGATGGACCTTTTTGTTGTGTCTCTTCTTCTACATCTTTTAGTTTCTTCTGCAAATCCATCAACTTATCAGTTGCATCAGAGACACTCTTAATCAACTGCCCTGCGACCTCATATGCCCTTGGCATCTCACTTTCCTGTGCAAGTTCAAGAATACCATTAATTGCTTCCTGACCCTTCTCTATGATGCTATAAAGATTACCACGAGTATACTCATAGTCTTTTGTTATATCATCTTTAGCAAGTCTATCTGGTTTCTCTCTATCAACTCCAACTACAACATCACTCTCATCTACCTCAACTTGAGTAGGGGTTATATTGAAAGCATCATCTAAATTATTTTTCACTTTAATCTCCTACTAAAGTTCCACTGAATCCAAAGTCATCTCCTTCCTCCACTAATGCATTATCAGTAGATGTGATTGATTTGACTGATGTACCTCTTATATGGGCAAGTTTTGTAGTTCCATCCTGACCTCTCTTAACAGTCAGTTTATTACCATCTACTGCCTTAACATAGAGTTCCTCTCCACCAAGGTCAATATAGACACTTGTAGAACCAGAAGATGCTGTTATACCACTACCATCTTCAACCTCAAATGTTGTTTGAGTCTTAGTAATATCTGCTGCTAAGTTGGTTAGAACAGTACCGTCATAGTTCTGAATTGCTCTTGGAACAACAGAGTATGTAAGATTGCGTTGTGCGTTTGATGTATCTGTACCAGTAAGGTAATTGACAGTAGACTTGGTAATAATATCCTTGGAAGCATCTGTGACAGGACCGAATAGGTATGTCTTAGCAGTGAATCTTAGAGTATACATAAGAACTCTTCTAGACTCAAAATCTCCTTCATAATCATCCTGCATAGTAATGTTTTCAAGTATTACTGGAATATCTCTTTTCTCATTAATAGCTCCTACCAAATTAACTGTTAGATTATAAGAAGGTTGGAAATATGGTAATATTTGTTCTACGATTTGTAATGCATCATCATTTAATTTACACATAACAGCAAGTTCAAATTGCATGTTATATGGAACGGGCATATATACTTTCTTTTCATCTGGAGTAGAAGAATCTGGATTTTGAACTACAATCTTTTGAGTAGTAGTAACTTTTCTACTTGGATCATATGTCAAACCAGTAAACTCAAAAGACATCCTTGGTAAAGATAAAGATGTTGCTTTATTCAAATCTGGTGATTGAGTTAATCTTGCTAAGAACTTTTGAGTAGGTCCATATGCAAGAGGAACACGGATAATACTAGCGTCAGTATCCCCTCCACTTTGCTTAATGGAAATACTATTGAAAAGAGTACCAAAACCAATAATGGTCCTCCTCAAAATTTCGTTATAAAAATATTCAAACATTGTTATAGTCCTAGTATCTTATATTTAGGGAATACCGAATGGGTTCTGTTCACTGAAGTCTAAAATATCATCTGCAGCAGATTCTATATTGACGTTATCAGCAAATCCATCTTCTGGTGGATCTTCACTCACAACACGTAATGCATGAACAGCACCAGAAGAATTACCAGTTATACTTTCTCCAATACTAAACATTCCAGATACATTTGCTACTTCTAGAACATTTGTTGTTGCACTCCATGTTCTTACTCTACCCTTCACACCAGTAATAGATCCTGTAACAATTTCATTAAACTTGAAGTTGCCACTATTATTAAGTGCAGGATTACCAATTGTAATTGTTGGACTTGAAGTATATCCAGCACCAGCATTTGTAATATTAATAGCAGTAATGGTTCCAGCAGAACTTACGACTGCTTCAGCAGTTGCCCGTGTATTTCCTGCACCAACAGGTGCTGTAATGGTCACAGTAGGTGCTGTAGTGTATCCAGAACCTGCGTCAGTAAGTGTAACGATACCAACAGTTCCATCACCAATAAAGACGGTTCCTGCAGCACCTGCACCCCCTCCACCAGTAACTTGTAGGGTTGGTGCAAGAGTATATCCAGCACCTGGATTTGTAATTACAACCTGCTGAACAGATTTATGATTATTACTAATATTTAAATTACATACATTAATACCACTAATCATTGTAGCAGTAAGAATACCAGTAACCTTTCCTGAAGGAGCAGAACTTACTCCAATAGTAGGAATAGCAGTATATCCACCACCCCTATTGCTTAATGTAATTAATCTAATAGAACCTTCAGTGTTGAATCCAACTACAGCAGATGCAGTAGCACCAGTTCCAACTAAAGTTAAAGTCTGAGAAGAACCAAGAAGAGTGGATAAACCATCTTCAGAAGTTCCATCTGCATTATCACCAGTTAGAGTATCATCAATCTCAGAAACTCCAGTATCAATAACCTCATCCTCGTAACGGAAGAGTTCACATTTAAGAGTATAAACGTAATTCTTTTTTAACTGATAGAATGGCTTTTCGTGCTCTACATATTTGATTTCAAATAAACGATCACCTAGTGGAAAATAAACTAAATCACCCTCTTTAGGTCGGGTAGTTAACTTTACATTAGATTCGTTTTTAAGTAATGGTTGAATATATGTTTCCCATCTTTCTCTAGAAATAACAAGAGTTACTTCATTAGTTTGCTCAATACCAAACTTTGAAAGTAAAGTTGGATTGTCTGCATATCCATCAAAATTATCTACATATGCTTCAAGTGGATATGAATCATCAAATACTGATTGAACCACTTCCCTTAATATAGTCTTCTCATTCATATATTTGCGAGGAAGATAATGTATCTCAACACCATACATCCTCAACTGTTCGTTGATTAAATCTTGTACTAGATTCTGTTCTGAGTTAGACCCTTGTTGGAAAAATGGATTGAGCATAATCTATCCTATCATATCCAACGGTGGAAGTTCATAAGTGTTGGACATTTGCTCTCTAATAATTTCTAATTCCTTTTCTGCATCATCATAAATTTGTCTTCCATTCATTTCAATTCCACCAGGCAACTTAACACCCTGGAACTTAAGTAAATTTTGACCCCACTGCTTCTTAATAAGAGCAGTAGTATATTTCTTTAAGAATGAATCATTCCATACCCTAGTATAATCATTTGGATTCATAAGTCTAAAACACTCAAGAACAATAAATTCATCAACTTCACATGCTGACCAATCAATATCAAGATATAATCTATCTTGTCTTTGATTAAATCTAATTTGTTTCTCAGTAGTTAATAGGAAATCAATATCAGACAAATAAGTCTGTGTCATTGCATAACTTAAAAGTCCATTATATCCCATATTAAAAGCAATATCATTTAAGAATAACTGATATTTAATACTGAACATATTATTGGATATTGAATTACTTCCACCAAAACGGAATATCTTTTCTACTCCTATTACTGATGGTGGAACTTGTATATAATTACTATTCTCATACCAACTAAAATCAGTATCTGTTCCTGCAATATTAGCAGTTGCAGTTTCTGTTGTTATTCCTGTTCTTTTCTTTCCAGTTAAAACAGATGCTCTTCCTCTATCAATATCAGCTTGAGTTATTTGATATTTCAAATAAGTCCTAACTACTCCATCAAAATGCCTTTCTTGAAAAAATTGAATAGCATCATCAATTCTATCTTCACATTGCTCATCAGCGACATTAATCTCCAGCACTGGAGCACCTAATTGCCTCAAGCAGTACTGTTTAAATTCGGATCTACTTCCTGGTTGTGCCATTTATACTCTACCTCTTTAATATTTAGGGTGCGGAAGCAATTCCAGCATGAACTAATATATTTCCATTTACTATATTATAAATTGTTGCTCCAGAACTTACTAGAACATTATACTCATATCTACCTTCTGACAAATCTCTTGTAGCAGTAGATCCCATTGATATTTCAAATATACCACCACCAGCACTTGTAAATCCTACATTAAAAGTTCCTGCAGGTGTCGTGGTTGCACCAATACCTGCACTTTTCTGCATTTGTGAAGATCCAGTCCAAACTGAAGTGGTTGTTAATCCTTGAAAATCATAAGCAACATCAGAAGTATCAACTACATTAAAAGTAGTCTTAAAATCTGCACCAGTATATAATGCTAAATTAGCAGCATATGGAACTCCTGCATTTGGATCAAATGTCAGATTTTTACTTGCCATTGACTAATTCCTTTAGTAGAGATTTGATTTCACCAATTTCACCTTTTAAACTAGCAAGATCATGTTCCATAGATTCCACTCTTTCATTTCTTGATCTTTTTGCCTTACGGCCAACAGTATAATGAGTATAATCTAAAGAATTAACATTCACTATGGCATTTGTTTTAGGATCTCTTGCGAGATCCTGATGCCCCTCAATGTTGTAATGTTCCATGTTAAGCTAATGCCATAACTCTTAGATCCTTCACTCTAGGAACATAAACTTGGTCAGAAGATATTAATAGAAGTTTAATTCTATAATACCTAAATGCTGGAAGATCATCAGCAGTAAAGGTGTAATCACTAAATTGAACTGCATCACCAAAACCATATTGATTAGTCTTAGGAACAAAGGAATCAGACTGACCATTATTATTGGCAGCATTAATTACTTGACCTCTATTATTAAGATTATCAAATCCAGGGAAAGGTGTAAAGATTGGTTGGAAACCAGTTTTATCACCAATAGAATAGAATGCTCTAATATCAGCATCAGCATGTACATGACCAGCCAATAATATCTTAATAGAAGTAGCAGCATTTTCTAAAGATATTTCTTTAGTAATATACTGACATCCAGTAGGATCATCTTTCATTGATTTCACTCTATTATCAGTAGCATAATTACTAATCACATCATTAACTCTATTAGAAGTTAATATAGTGCTAACTCTTTGAGCATCAATAACAGGAGATAATCTAGGATCAGTTGTTCCAAGAGTTAATCTCATCTGCATAGATTTGTTTCCTTCAACATTACTCAATCTATCATCTTCATTAACTTTTGAATAAACTGCTCTAGGGCTTGTTAAGTAATTACTTTCGCCGATAGTGATAGATTCCCATCCTTGATCGATATAAGGAATTTCATCTCCACTTAAACTAGTAGCAGAAGTAGTTCTAATTTCAGCACCAATTGTAGTTCCTGTAACTGTCATATTATGACAAATAGGAGTAATAATTTGGAAAGGCATATTTTGAGTTGCCCTTACCTGATATCCACCAGAAGTTTGAGTTTGACCCAAGTATAATTTAGGGAATCCAACATCAGTGCTTCTATCAGTAGTATCATTATGTGATATACCATCAATATTATCTTCACCAGACATATCTAATTTGATGTTATAAGAATCAAATCCAATTGAACCAGAAGTTGCTAAAGAAGTTGAAGTTGATAAACCATGATTTCGGTTTATTCTTGCTAGAGAAATTCCACTAAGTTCATACTTCTGAACAGGAGTACCAACTGCATAATTAATCTTATTACTTCCTCTATTGGCAATAGTAAGAACATTACCAGAAACGTTGTTATATTGAATAACCTCATCTCCAATCTTAACTAATCCTATGTTAGTTGTTCCAACTCCGACATTTTCAAAATTAGAATAAACACTTCCATCATCTACAGTAAAGGAACTTGAATTACCAACATCTAAAGCAAGACTTAGTTTTGATGGTTTAACATTTCCAACAACACCAGATATCTTAACTATATTTTCAGTGTCATACATTCCATGATTCTGATGATTAACTTTAATATGTAATCCATCAGATTCATTATCTAATGAACTTATAGTGACATTACCACCATGACTAAAGTTTAATTCTGTAGTAACACCAGCACTGTTTGTATACCTCATGGTTTTACCAGCACCAGTAGCAAAATTACCTTGAACGTTATCCAATGTAATTTCATTGGTCATTCCAATACCAGCAATGGTAAATTGACCATCTCTACCAACAGTTCCACTAGCACCAGTAGAAAGACCAATGGTAGTAATTCCAACAACATCACCTACTTCATATCCACTTCCACCAGAAGTAATAGTGCAAGCACCAACTTGACCATTTGCAATATAAACATTACCTACAGCACCTCTTCCTTGCCCTGTAACAGTTTCTAAATTGACACCAGTAAATGTAAGGTTTCCATCGAGAGGAGTATATCCAATACCTATATTAGCAATCGTAAGTGCTCCTGTAGCAGAACCACCAGCACCTACTAGATTACCTGTAGCATTTGTTCCATCCTGTGAGAATGTATTACCTAATTCATAACTATCTGCAACAGTGGTTGCAAGTCCAACTCTCACTTTTCGTGAATTGATTATCAATGGATCAGGTCTAAGAGTTGGAATTTGATTATTTCCTCTTGTTAACTCAGGACTATAGAATTCAACAGTTCCATTAGGTTCAAAGTCTGCCCTATACATTGTAAATTTAAGATCTTCCCACTGACTTGGTTCCCATGTAGAAGCATTCTGCGACTTAAAGAGAGAACCTAAGTAAGGCTGGTTAGAAATAAATGTATCTGTAAGTAGATCGGTTTCACCAATTCTAGAAATATAAACACTATATTTGGTGGAGTTAGATGCTAATGCTATAGCATATTCAGTGTTTCCACCTTCAAGGTAAACTGGTGCCTTAAATTCTACAGTAGTTGCTACAGAACCATCTGAAGAAACTGCAACATCTGCTGGATCTAATACAATTTCTGCGAACGGAAGAATATGTTGTGTTGGGAATCCATTCTTCATAGACCTTAACTGGAATACACAAGGTATATCCATATCATCTTTTGTTCTAAAGAAGATATCACATTTGGTTACAAATACTCCACCAGGGTCTTCTACTAAGAAAGATTGTGCTAGAGGGTCATACCATCCAGTATTTGCTTGATTACTATTTTGTCCAACAACATTACTACCAACAACTTCTGTTCCAAGATCAGTATGAACTATTTGTTCTTGGAATTCATGTCTCTGTTCAATTCTTGCATTTCTAATAGAAAGAATATTTTCCTGAACAGTTTCTAAAGTTCCTGCAGCAGTATATGTTTCATCAGTAAGTGTATTACACTCATCTTGATTATTATCTGCATCATCTATTAATGTAAATGTCTTAGTTCCAGTCTCAAATCTTGGGAAATTGATATTATTTGGGTTAGGAATAAAGAATGAACCACCACAGAATGCTGAAACATCTGAAAGAAGTTTAACATCATTAATGGTTGCAAGTGCTCCACTACTTTGACCTTCAAGTATCATTCCACTTTCTACCCATCCATAATAAGCACCTTGTGCTTCGGTAGATAATGAGAATGTATCTACATTAACTATGTCAGAAGTTGATGAATAAGAAGCTGGTAATGCTGAATTGGTATAAGGATTATCTCTAAATGTCTTGGTAGGAACATTATATGGTCCTTCCCTATGATTTGATTGAGAAACCCTAAATTGAATTTCAGGTATACTATCATTAGTTATTTGACTCAATCCAGTATTATTAACCCTACCTCTTACAGTTTCGCCAACCTGGAATGTTCCAGAAGTCATAGTTACATCAAGTAACTTGGGAACACAATACTTAGTAACATTCTGACCATCCATGAATGCATATAACTGTGTTAAAGGCTTAACTTTTTTAGCAACAAATTCAATATTTCTTGATCTCATATATGGAACAAGATCTCTACTTACAACTCTATCACCAACAGATTGTTCATCAAATGTCTCATGAACAATAGTTCTAAGACCATCTCTTTGTTGATGATCAGTTCTAGTAGTCTGCCTTAATACTTCTTGTGTTGTTGTAGTTGTTGTTTCTGTTATCCACTGAGCAGGGTTATTATCTGGTTCACCATTAATCCAACCACCTTGACCCCAAGTATTTGAGTTACTAGTCGTAGATTGTGCTCCATCAAATTCTACAGCAGATTGTCCTGTCCATGTAGTTTCCCATGCATTCCAAACGACAGGACCCATACCAGTTTGAGGATCAACACCCTCATTTCTTGCCAAATTATCCATTGTGGCAGCATAATTACCTTCAGTTTGAATAATCTTAGCATCAAGTCTTGCAGTATCAACCCATGTATCGGATGCAGGATTTAATTCCATAGTTCCCTGCCAGAAACTAATCAAGAAAGGAGTAACACTTTCAGATCTTGTAGCAAAATTTTGCTTAATCCATTCAACTTCACCATAATCTAATGTTATAACATCTTCTTGTTTTTTAACATTAATACCTTCAATAGTAGAGAATTGTAGATCATCATTAGGATCATTACCTACAACTGGTCCAAATACACAATCAACAGAATTGGTGTAATGTCTTGGACGCAATTCTTTACGTTTTCTGTCTATACTATTGTTAATTTTAACTTTACTTTCCTGTGGTTGGAACCCAGTAAAGTTATCAACAAAGAATCCAGACTTAAATCTATTAGCACCATCTTGATCAGGAACAAAGAAGTTTGCGGTATTCGTTTCTAATAGAGAAAGTGTAGTGTAGTATTCAAGATTTTTAATTCTAGTATCAAGTTTCTTAATATCAGTCATCGTATATCTACGATGATTTAAGAATTGTAGTGCAGCATCCTTAGTGGTATAAAGATATGCAGGAAGACCTACATCTCCTATTTCTATAGCATCATCTACAGGAACTGGTTTCTTAGGATCTTCTGAAGGATCTCCATATTTTACTTGGAATTCTCCATTTTTATTTAAGAATATTCTATCAATTCTAGGAAGGTAGAATGAAAAATCTATAACAATTGATTCATCAGATGCTAAAATATTAGGAGCAGAATCTCCAGACCCAGTAAAAGTTCTTCCAAGGAATTCTAAAGGAGATCTATCCCCCTGTGCAACAGAAGAAATTTCAACAACTCTTGGTCTTATATCAATAATATCAGCACAACTATGTGTATCAACTCTTGGTATATTGAAACCATACTTAAATTGATCATAAGAATTGATTGTTGTTATATCACCATTATCCCCAGAATCATATGAACCACTTTGGAAGTATATTTTTATCTTCTTAGAAGGTGCATCAGAATCAGGTTTTCTCTTAATTATTCCATAATCATAGAAAGTTGACTCTCCACCATCAGCAAATGTATAATTTGAACCTATAGCAAAACTAGGAGAAGTTAAACTTGAAACAACTGCCTGTGCATTAGATTCTTGGAAAGTTACTGTTTCTCCTTCTTTTAAAAGAATTTCATTTTTATAAAGAATAGCAATCTGAGAATCAGTTATTTTTTCTGCTACAATAGCAACTGCCTCACTATCCTGTCCAACTAATTGCTCTCCAATTATTAATTCATTGGTTGTTGTTGATTGAGTAATTATGGAAGTAAGATTTGCTTTAGGGCAAGATGGATCAGCACTATCTGCGGATTCAAATATACCATGAATTGCTACAACATCAGGGTTATTTAAAGATATAATTTCATCTTGAACTCTAGTACCAAATGGATAACTACCATAAGTTAAACCATCATTTAAAGTTGTTGCACCAACACCAGCACCTCTCTGTTTAGAGTAATTAATAACTATAGACTTAACTCTATTATTAATCTTCTGTTTTGCTTTTGGTTTTAATTTTTTAATAGTAGCAACCAAAGTTCCAGTATTAGTACCAGCAGCCAATCCACGAATTTGAAGTTGTTGACTGGTACTTAAATCAACTTGATCTGCAGTTAAATCATATGTAGTACCATCAGCACCTATTAAGGAATATCTCTTAGGTGTAAATGGTTGGAAAGTCTCATCAGATGCTATAGATGGTAATGGTGTACTTATCTGTCCATTAGCAATGGTAACATTAAATGTCTTCCTTATTACAATAGAAGCAGAAGTTAAATCAACATTAGAAACATTCTTCTTTGGAAGGGGTGTGTAAAGAGTATTATCGGATGATCTATCCAACATACTAGTCAATATTCTTAAATCTGTTACACTTTTAACACTAGTTTGTGGCAATGTTCCATCACAAATATTAGTAACAGTTGTAACTCCCACAATTTCTAAATGAGAAGATCCAACACTTACAACTCTTCCTCTTACAGGATCTTGTGATACATTTAAGTCAGTATATTGGACAAGATTACCAATAGTAGTAATTCCTGGGAAATTCTCATTGGCACTCTGTATAACTGATTGACCAGTAAATGTCTGAACACCAACTGTCGCTACTCCAACATTAAACAATATTGCTGGAACTACATTAGCACTAAAAGTATTAATACCAACTAAATTATCATCAGTTCCATAAACAGATTTTACATCAGATACTGAATACTCAGTAATACCTACAGCAATTCTTCCATTATTAACACCATTAACGATAATTTGTTCATTTCTAATAAACTTACCACTTACTTCATAAACAGTTAATCCTACACCTGCAGTCACAGAACCTTGTAAAAATGCAGTTGCACCACTCCTTTTTCCTTTAATATATGCAGGAACAGATTGAGTAATAGGATTATTTAATTCTAATTCAGTAAATGTTTGAACATCATATAAAGATAAGTCCCATTCATCCAAATTTGAATTATCAGAATTATATGATTGAGATTCTAATCTAAAATCATATACTCTAGCATATCCAATTTCATTACCTGGAGCATTTTCAGAATTAGATCCCTTTCTTTGATCTCTTAAACTTAGAACATATGTACTACCAATACCTACGGTGGGAGTTCTATATACACTATTCAACCTATAAGTTGGACCAGTGTTATAAACTATTGACTGATTCTCTATAAGTTTAGTAGTTCTTGGTTTTGGACAATCAATATATGTGGGATCTATAGTTTCAATCTCATAACCTTTTACATATGCCTTTCCTGGAGATATCTTATATAATGCTAAATCATCAGATGGAGTTCCACCACTAGGTGTAAATTGACCAGCTTTAAAAACTCCTCTATTTCCAATGTTATCATCTAATGAATTCATCAAAGTAACATCAAAAGGTTTTATATCATAGTTACCACTTTCATCATAAGTTCTTCTTGCAAGAGTATCTGTTAAGTCCCAACCACCAGATCCTCCACCAAATCCACCTATTAGTCCTCCACTACTACCTTTACCATTTCTACCACTCTTGGCAGTTCTTAAAACTCCATCTTTTATAGTACCTAATTCAATAAAACTTGTATCATCAAAATCATCTATAGGCTTTTTAAATAAACTTAAAGAAATCTTTAATCTATCTGCACCTGGAGCAGCATAGTTATTATATCCCTGAGAATTATCATTCAAACTTTCATCAATATCAGCATTAATTATCTCTTCATTTACAAATAAACCCACTCTACAATTAGGCTTTGTTCCATATTGATCAAGAAGAAGAGTCTCTTGATTAACATTACAGAATTGGCCATGAACAAAATATACACCTTCTTGAATTTGGAAAGAAGAACCTGTTATAGCGGAACCATCTGCCACACTAATAGCAAAAGGAGCACCTGCAGCAATTGTTGTATTACCTAATAACCCAGAAGAAATGATTTGATTACTAATTAACTCTTCACCATCAAAAAAAGTTTGAGAAGAATTGTTAGTTGTACTTGATGTTAAGTAGTTAACATATAATGTAAGTTGTCCTCTATCAGAATCTTCAGGTAATAAAATACTATCAACAACAGCAGTAACACCCGACCTTTGCCCTGTAATTTTATTTCCTACTAATTGATTAGCATATGCAGATACAGGAACACCCTGGTAATTATTGTTTACCTGAATACCATAAAAAATTTGATTATATCCTGTATTTCCTGGAATTACTTTAGCACCTTCTTTAAAAAAGTGCTTACCAAACCTCTCAATTTGATTTTGCAGCATAGACTGCAGAGTTGTTAGTTCTCTTGCCTGAACAGGGAATCCTGGTTTAAACAGAACCCTATAAAAATCATCAGACGGATCATAGTCATCAAAATATGGTGCTACATTTAAATTTGTATTTTGAGGCATGATTTTCTAGAATTGCAATACTATTTTGATATCTTCTTTTTGGTTAACTGACCTAGTGATAGCTGGTCTATTGTCAACAAAAATAATGTTGCCACTATGTCGTTTAACTTCAGGATTGGAAAGACCATCCGTAAAATTTTGACCAAGATAATATGTGATATTATTTATTACGGTAGATATACCTGTAAATGCACTATCAATTTGTAAAGTTGATCCAGCAGTAGGAACAATTTCCAAATTACCTCCTGTTCCAGGAGAAGCAGTGAATTTATTTAAGTTATAACCATATGTAGGAGCAGTTTGTGCAGTTCCAACAGTATTGAAACCAGCCATTGTCCTATCTTGCCAATACTTTAAAACACCTGTAGTTGCATCATAATTAACAACTCTTCCTTGAGCTGTTGATCCAGCAGAAATTGTTTGTACAAAATAACTATCAGCCTCAAATGTAGCAGAACTATAACCAGAACCTGCTAATCTTAAAGCATTTACAGCACTTGCCTTATCTGCACTTAATAATGCAGTAGAGTCATATTTTTGAGGATTCTCTACTAACCCAACTCTTGCAACTTGGTTACCAGTAATAAAGTCGGGGTTTTCATTATCATTTTCAATTCGAGAATAAATGAGAACATTCATTGCTCCCAACTCTCTATAAATGTCAGAACCGTGTCCCCCTTGAGGTGGAATAATAACATCAAAAGTTGGTATTGTAGTTCCTGTGGGAACTCCACCATCATCTAATGCCACACTACCATAAGTATATCCTGATCCCTGTTTAGTAACAGTTATAGTATCAACCTGTTGGTCGTTAGTGGTAGTAATTGTGCATTCTGCACCTGAACCATCTCCTTTGATAGGAACTTTAGTATACTCAGTACCACCAGAAGGTCCAATAGTTTCTCCACGAGCAGTAATAGTAATTATTTTAATAGATCCATCTACAGCATTATCTCTCACTGCTGCATCATCTACATTAGTATCCCAATTCAAAGGAACTGGCATAAAATCAGTAGAATCAAATTTAATAATATCAGCAGGTTTAATAGTATAAAGATATTTCCAGATATAATTATCACCACTACTTCCAGCATTTCTTGGCTCTAAGTCAGTAAATGTTGGTTCATCCAATGAAGGTCTTCCATTTGGGTTATCTGGATCAGTACCATTTTGAAGACAAATATAAACCCTATAATCAGTGTTTATAACATAAAAAGTACTGGCATATAAATTTGTTGCACCAGAAACAGGGGCAGTATTTGATCTACTATAATCACCTCTATACATGTCATATGTTGTACCAGATGACCATGTTCTTTTCTTAACAACCTGTCTACAATCTCCTGCAGCAACTTTCTTCAAAGCAACCATATCATCCCAATAGTCATTCTCTTCCGAAAAATTATCTTTCGGAGAAGGTGGATCATTATTCCAATCGGAATCAAGATCAGTAGGATTTGGTAGACCAATAAAGGAATAATATGCGTTAGTAGTCGAAGTTACTCCCGCAACAAAATTACTTGCATTCAACAATCTAATCTGGTCAGTTATAATTGCAGCCATTTGACAGAGGTTTTTTGTTTATTTATGGTAATTTATAAAGTTTATATTTAAGAGACCTAGATCTTCTTACTACAGGAGAAGTTGAAATACCTCCTGTTCCACCTAATGTATATGCATCATATGCATTTTCTTCAGATCTTGAAGCAAAAGTCAATTTACCCCAACTATAAGAACCGAAGTAATTTCCAGTTTGGATACCTACTCCACTAAAGCTAGGCCATTGTCCATTCCAATCAAGATGTTCAGCAATTTTAACAAAGACTCTACTCATATGAGTAGTTCCAATTCCAACTCCATCAGAGGCAACACCCGTAGGAGATTGAACTATCTCAAAGTTATTTACCTCATATACATTATTAACAAACTGAGTTCCAATTCCAATTACAGCACCATCAGCAGCAAGAGAACCAATAGATGTATCAGCTACTCCAACATTAGAATCATTAACAACAAAGTAATCACCAGTACTAATTCCACTAATTGTAACTGCAGTTCCAGCAATATTGGCATCTCTTAATTGAGAATCAAGAGGAATATGCATATCAAATATTAATTGATATCCTGTAGCAACTCCAACAGTTGTAGTACCAAATCCAACAATTATTCCAGAATCACCAGTGTAACTACCTACTGTATTTTCTTCTTCAGACCATACAGGAGGACTAATAAGAACAGATGGTGGATTGGATGAAGTATATCCAGCACCAACGGAAGTAATTGCAATACCAGTAATAGTACCAGCAGCACTAATTACTGGAGTTCCATATGCTCTAGTAGATGTTGTAACAACACCTACTTCTGTATCACCGATAGAAGTAGATCCAAAACTTACCACTGCAGTGCTATATCCAATACCACCAGTAGAGATAGCAACAGAAGTAATAGTTCCTAAACCAGAAACAATAGCAGTTCCTGCAGCACCAGATCTTACTTCCTGAGAAATAAATTTAACTTTCTTCTGGAAATCATGAGCAGTAGCAGAAGGACTTGGATCATCAACCTCATCATAAGGATTGAAGTAAGGTCTTACATTTTCAACATAAACAATAGTTGATCCTATACCAACCGACTTAATGATTGGTGAATATGGATTAATTACAGGTTCATAGATTTCCCTATCCTTACCTACACCCTTTTCATTAATAATCTTATCTTCCATTTGCCTACACCAAGCAATAGGTCTTTCCAAATTAGGATCGGCAACATTACCTGGTCCGTAATATGGAGGTGTAGCAACACGATCAGTAGATTCTAAACTAAGAGGAACTCTAGTTTTTTCTGTTAACCAGAAATCTTGAGAAGGTAAATGTTTGATTTGTAAATCATCACCAGGTTTAACTGTTTCTATAATCATTCTCTCAACAACATCTTGAGATCCAGTTCCTTTATAGAATAGTATTTCTATACTATCACCTACTTTAGGTGCTTCTGTAAATGTAATAGTACTACCACCTGGGAAGGTATAACCTTTACCAGGAACTTGAGGTATATCATTAACAAATACTAATAGAAGATCTTGTTCAATAATCTTAGAACCTTTCTTACCTCTAATTGTTAAAGTACCATTATCACGAGTTAATGGGAAATCTTTTCTAGTCCCAGTAATATATTTTTCAACATTATCTACTGTTTCAAATTCACCCATAGACCAACCAGTAAATTCATCATAGAAACAAGGGTCAAGTGTAAGTTGGAATTCCTTATAGGTCTTAGAAGGATCGGTAGGAATACCAGTAGGACCTCCAATAGGAATTGTTAAAATTTCATCATTACCATAACCACTTCCTGTGTTAGTAATTCTAAAGCTGATTATACTTGATCCTTGTCCAACAACAACATCAACTACACCACCTGTTCCAACTCCACTAACAGAATCAGAACTATAAGTTAAAGCAATACCTGCATAAGGTAATGGAGCATCAACAATAACCTTAAGTGGTCTTCTTACAACACCACCTCTATTATAAAGATGAGGATTAGTATTAATTCCTGTATTAACTACAAACTTAGTAGTATCGATTACTTGAAGTACGGGTGTACCATTATAAGCAGGATCACCATCAGTATCAGTACTATTAGACTTTCTAGGTGCAACAATCACTTTCTGAACTGTACCACCTGAAGTGTATTCCATTGCAGTACTACTTGTACCTACTTGAATAACAAAACTAGTAGCATTTGGAACAGAACTAATTCTGGAACCTGTGTAATATGGATCTGATGATCTTGGATATGTAATATTAGTACTACCTTCAGTAACAGCTAATCCAGTAAGAATTATATCATCATCTGCTGAATATCCATGAGCAGCAGAAGTAGTAACTGTTGCAATACCAGTTGCTTTAGTATAAACAAAATTACTTAATGCTTTAGTGCCAGAATAGTTACAAGTAAATGCAATACCAGAAAGAACTGCTTCCTCACCTAATGAGAATCCATGAGCACTAGATGTAGTAACCGTAGTTAATCCAGTAACTGTATTATATCCTACATTAGAAACAAAAACAGGTTTGTTAAAGACATATCCATTAGTAATAGCAATACCAGAGATAAATCCACGTTCTGCAATAATAGCAGTTCCAATTCCTATTACACTTGTGCCTGGTAATGTTGAAGTTTGAATAGCAACATTACATACAGTTTGAACTCCTACTCTATAACCAGAACCAGTATTGGCAATACTTACAGACTCAATAGTACCTGCTGTAGAAACAACTGCAGTACCTCCTGCTGCTACTAATGGTTGATAACCAAATCCTTCAGTAGAAGCAACTGAAACAATAGCACCACCTAAAGGAAGTGTTCCTACATTAGGATCACTGGCAACAGAACTTCCTGTTCCTGTAAATGATATAGTAGTAATACCAGTAGTCGTTTGAGCTAAAGTATAGTTATTATCAGATCCAGGTATTTGGAATACGTCATTAACGAGAATAATTGCATTGTCTGTAGTCAATCCTGCAACATTTCCAGCATCTGATTTAAGTGTAAAGTCTGCTTTTTGTCCAGTAAATTGAGCAGAAAGACTATCAAAAACATAGTTCCTATAATATGTCTCTTCTACAGTATCTGGAACACCAGATCTCATAAACATTCTTCCTTCAAAACTAGATCCAGTTGAAATACCAACCCAATCTCTATCATCAGGTCTGTTTGTAGCAGTACTTAATGGAACATTACCACTTGGAGCAGCAACAAAGTTAATAGTATTATCAACAATATTATAATTACCAACCACTTTAGTAACTACAGTTGCAGTGCTATATCCAGCAAGTGCTGTTCCCATCCAAGGTCTTCTAACCTGTAACCTATTAGTAGCACCTATACCAACACCATCTACTCGCATTAATTCATTACCAACCTTAATCAAGTCTCCACCAAAGATTGAAGTAATTCCTGAAAGAGTAATAAACTCATCAGTAGTTAAAACTTGAGAAGTTAAATGATTTGTAACTGCAGTTGCAACAATTGGAGATTGAATTATATTATCAATCGATACCAAAAGTTTTGCATTCTGATTATGTGCAGTAAATCTATGAGAAGTTCCTATACCTACACTCGTAAGATCTACAACATCTGGAATAGTCTTAAGTGCTTTCTCAGGAGTTTCTGCAAGTTTAATAGTGTCATCATCAATCTTAACAGCATATACTGTGGCAGGAAGTTTATTGGTTGTACCAACTCCAACAAATCCACTAGTTGTTGCAACACCAACTGCCATTGTCTTACCAGCACCAGCATGGTTGTATGAAAGTTTTTCTCCAGTAACAAAGAAGTGGTTTGGTAGGACAATAACATTATCATCAGTTTTTACAATAGAACTATCTGCACCGAGGAATGATTTATCAAAGATATTATCAGTTCTATGCTTTAATTCAAATTGTCTCTTAACAGCACGATCAGTTCCTTCATAATCACCAAATCCAGATTCTATTGCACCATTTTCAAAGTCAATTGTATCTTTAAGATCATCTTCAATTTTTAATACATTACTCCATACATTTGTTTGAACATCCATACTTGCATTAGGAGTAAATACGATGGACATTGTTCCAGCAGCTGAAACCCTACTTCCAATTGTTCCCAAACCTGCATTACCAGAATAAACATTACCATATTCAACATCATAACTTTCTTGTGTTTCATCCTGAACAAAATCATTAACACAAAGGAATTCAGACATTTGATATGCTTTATTGGTGCAATCAGTAACCTGAACATAACAATAAGCAGCTTGATAATCAGGTGGATATTCAGCTATAATATTTTCAATTGGAGATGTTGTAGAACCAATACCAGTACATCTAGACTCAAGAATAGAATGCTTTAATTCTACTGTTGATATTCCACTATATTCAGAAGATGCCATTCCAACTAACATGGTGTTAATAGCACCAGTAGTACCAATACCAACACCAGAATTTGGATGGAAATCAATTTTTAATAAATCATTCTCAATATATCCATGATAAGTTCCCATACCATTAGGAGTTACATATCCTTCCGTTATATTCGTAGATAATCGACCATATTCCATTAAATCAACAGTAGTTCCATCATGAATAATATTAAATTGATTATATTCAAATTCTTCACGATTAATATCAGGATTAATTGATACCATTACATGAGCAGACCTATAAGTGCTTGCAATACCTACAATTGTTGTAGTACCAATACCAACACCAATTGCTGCACTTTCAGTATCCACAATAGAAGGTCCAACGACTGTGCTTCCAGTGCTTAATGCATTATCATCCAAATTAAAGGAAAGACTAGCAATCCAATAATCATTAACAGAGAATTTTACAGGATACCATCTCAACTCACCCAAACTACCAGAAATTGCGAAGTCAAAATCACCTTGATCATAAACAGTATCTATTTTTCCATATTGGTTAAGATAACCAAAATCATTATCATGAACAATGTCAACAATAGTTAATTGTCTTTGAGCAGTGAATCTCTTATCTTTTACATAAAGGAAATACTTTAATGCTCTTCTTTCTGCTAAAGTCCAAGAAGCAACTGTTGTATATCGAGTAGATCTTGGGAAACTATTAAATGTTCCACTAAAGTCATCAATTGAAACTGCTCTATTTCCAATCGATTCGTCATAATCTTTTAAAATTCTACTAGAGAAAGTTATTTCGGTAGAAACAGTATCATTACCAATAATTAAACCATTTTCAGAAGCAAGATCAAAATCTTCAACACAATTCATATTAACTATGGAGAATTGTTCTGCAACAATACCATAAGCTGATAATTCAGTTGATAAACCAACCTTCAATGAATCTGTATCATCTGGAGTAGATTCTAACTGATAATCACTAAACTTCTTAAATCCTATTGTGTGATTTAATGTAGAAACAGGATCATCCCATACATCTAAGTCAACTCTCGAACTTAATGAGTATGAAAGGTTTTGATAGTAATCACTATCTTGGAATCTCTGTAAAGATCTATTAAAGAATCCTGATTCTGTCTCCCAACCACCTTCTACTCTAGCAGTAGCACCTAATGTAAGATAAGCATCAAATGATTTAATAGATGAAGCAACTCCTTCAACCCCAGAAGCACTACCAACAATAATATCACCAAGTACAAAATCTTTCTGTGCAGAGATTCTTAGAATTCCAGTATTAGCACTCCAAGATTCAACTATTCCTGTAGTACTACTTAATGTACCTGTAACTGTTTCTCCTACAACATAATCACTTGAATCAGTAAGATCAATTCTAAATTTAGGGAAATTTTTCTGAGAAACAATTCTTCCAGCAGAGTTAACAAAATCAAATTGTCCTGGTGTTAACTCAGGAGCTAAATCTCCAAAGAAATCAGTAAGGTTATAAGTGATACTTCCAATACCACCATAATTTTCCTCTATACCTGTTATATTAAAGAGTTTATAATCATATCCAGCAGAATTATATCCCCTTCCTGTCGATCCAACACCTACACTAATACCTTCAATATATACCAATTCTCCAACTGAAAATGGGAAGGTATCTGCAGTACTATATCCAACCTGCAATTCAACTGTTACATCTTTACTAACTGTATTAAATCCAACAGTGGAAATACCAACACCATTACTGTTGTGTATAGGAACTACAGTAGGAGGTGCATCATGCATACCAAATGTATTTTGCAAAATTTCTACATTTGGATTTCCTAGTTCATAAGATAATTTTAAATCTAAAACTGGTTTTCCAGTAAATCCATCAATTACAACTAAATCTGGATTAGCATTATAACCTCTACCAAAGGAAGTTACTCCTACTTTCTGTACAGATTTAAGAGCATCAAGCTGAATGATTTGAGGCATTGCAGCAGATGGCATTAATGTTGGATCAGATGGGAAATCATATCCAATATCAGAAAGTGTTACTGTTTTAATCTTACCTATAGAAGTACTAACTCCAGAAATAATTGCATTAGTTCCTAAAGCACTCTTAATAGTTGTAATTCCAGGAAGATTATAATAATTCTCACCTGGATTCTTTATTTCAAATGCAGATATTTCACCATATGCACTATCACTAGTAGTTTCATAAGTTAAATCAGATAATGCTCCATAAGATGCTCTTTCTGGAATCTTAGATAAAGTATATGTAAATTGATTGGTAGCAGCTATCGTAATCTTTTGACCATTCTCTCCACCTTCATTATACAAACTTTCTAAAATTTCTATTTGATTTCCCGAAATAACCTCTTTATCTACTGAGATTTCTTTCTTTACATCAGGAAGATTACTATCATAAAGAGGATCTAATTTGTAGAATAATTCATGAGGAACTTCTTTTGTGACTTTTAAAGTAACATTAGCATTTGTCGTAATACCAGGAGCTCCATTTCTTACAACATTAAAATCTTTAGTTAATGTAGAAGTATCCCAAATCTTAGTAAAGTTTTCATCCCTATAGAAATTTAATTTAAACGCAGAATAATCAGTTGACTGATTTACATATGATAATGATGAATCGGAAAGATCAAATACTGCACTACAATCTTTATATAATTCTATTCGAGGATTTATTGGATTAATTGTACCACCATCACCAGCACTAGTAATTCCAACTATAGGTGGTTTAGATTCAACTGATTCATGATATGTTGGAGATAATTTAATTGTATTATCATCAATTCTAACAATGTAATATATGTCATTATCAGACAAACCACCAGGTACAGCAGATGCTACACCTACAGTATGAATAATCTTATCACCAGTCTTATATCCATGATTTGTTATAGTTAATTCATTAGTAGTTGTGTTTACTCCAGATGCTGCAAATGTCTTAGGATTGATTACAACATTTCTGTTATAATCATTATACTTAACTACAATCGAAGTTTCTATACCTGGACTGACATTCATAAAGACTCTTTGATCATTTAATAGACCATGAGTTTCTCCAGTCGAAACAGTAACCTTAGTCCTATTAATTTCACCAGTAATAACATTATAATTTGTTTTAAGACTGTGATATACTCCAGTTCCTATTCCAGCAAAGAAGAACGTTGTACTGTCCCTCTGTGTGCTTGCAATGCCCACAAAAGTACCAGTGGTACCTAAACCTACCCTACAAGTAGATAACCCAAGTATGTCATCATTAACTCTTGCTGCAAAAAGAGTTTGTCCGTTTATTAATGTTTTTACCCCTGTTCCTGCTTTACCATCTTCCCAAATAGTAATACCTGTTCCATTACCAGGTGAATAAGTTAATTGATCACCAGTTATCAATCCATGTTGAGGAAGATACATTTCTTTGGTCTTCACATAAAGCATTGTTAGACCAACACCAGGATTAGAGAAGTGAAGTGTACTACCAATACCAACACCAGATAGAGTGGTTACACCAACAGTTTCTTTAGGTTCAAAGTATATCTGGGTGTTTTGTTTCCATTCATAACTTGAATTAATACCAGCACGAACAACCACTTTACGAGGGTCTTCAAGCAATATTGATGTAACGGTATGAGATACCCCTGTAACCCCGTTGTAACCCCGTAGAACCCTTATTCGTGATAGATTATGATCTATGTTCAATACTTGAACTGTTTCCGTTCCTATACCTAAAATATCGTTAGGTCTGATAGCTGGGAATTTCAAATCACCTTGAACATGGAAATGAGTAATTATTCCTGTTGCACCATCAGTTCCAATAGCAACTGCAGTAGTTCCTATACCAGTTAAGACAAGACGATTTGAACTAATACCTGCATTATAAGTTCCTTCAATTTTAGATGAAGTTGTGGATAAACCCGTAACATTCATAATGTCGGTATTAATCCAATTAATAGGTTCATCGTTTACAAGAGTATAATCACCTTTTTGTGGACCTGGATAAACTTCCAATCCACTTATTGAACTTGTAGCAACACTAACACCAGTAACATCTTTACCAACAAGTCTAGAAACTGCTGCAGCAGCCTTACCACCACTAGTTCCTTCATTATTGAATACTATAGTATCACCAACTTTATAGTTCTTTCCACCTGTTGTAATTCCAATACTCTCAACAACTCCTGGAGCAACTCCTTTAAGATCTATATGTTGTTTGAGTTTATTGGGAAGAGGCATATACTGATATTGCTCATCACCCTCAATCAAATTATATGGTGCAGTATTTCTATACCAATTAGTACTCCATGTAGCATCTTCCTTTCTATCATCTTGAGTAAGGAATCTTCTATCCTTTCCTTTAGTTAATAGATAATCATCTTGATTAGAATATTGTGTAAAGTTAAATTCTTCAGGTGTTGATTGATAATTATCACCTATAAGATATGGGAATACGGGTAATTTATAACTATTGAATTGTCCACCCTGTTCAGCACCTGAATCATTAATAGTTGCGAAATAAGCATATACTCCATTTGGATATTGTGGAGTAATACAAAATCTTCCGTTGTTGGCATCTAAAACAGTCTCATCAGTTTTTTCTTTAAAGGTAAAGTCTTCAGCAAAGAATCCTGGTCCAAAAATAGTTAATGGTGGTCTATTTGTTTTACTTGCAGATTCTTCTACATATCCAGATTTCATCTGAGTTACAGATCCACCTTCCTTTTTAACATATCCATAAGGACCGTAAATTGGATTTCCATCATATGCCCATCCAATAATAGGAGAATGATCAGCAGATTCAATTTCTTGTCCATTAACCCGTTTTAAGTCTGGTTGACCATATAAAGATACTCCCTCCTGATTCGTCGCATACATGCCCTCTCTGAGTTTCCTGGGAGCATATAAATGAGTATACTGAAGTCCATATCCTTTGTTTAATCCATTTACAATAATTCCATCGTCAGATGTTATTTGTTCACCTTGATAATATTTTTCAAATAAATTTATACTCCATTGTTGAAGATTAGTCCTAAGTTTTACTTCAGTTCCTGGAGAGAGAACAGTAATAGAAGTAGTTGATGTGCCATATCCAGCTCCTTTATTAAGAACCTTAACTTCTTCTAAAAGATATGTTGCAGTAGTTCCAACTCCTACAGTTTTAAGAATAGGGGTTAATACAGCACCAAAACCAGGTCCGTTTATTTGAAGATCAGGAGGAGCAATATAATCTTTACCCTTATACTTAACATAAACTTCAGTAATAGATCCACTATTAACAATAGGAATAACTTCTGCTCCAGTACCTGAAGATAAAGTTACATCAGGTTCTCTATCAAAATTAATAACTTCAGAAGACCCATATCCAACTCCCTTATCAATTAAATGAATAGATGTAACTTCTCCTCTGAATATAGGTTGGATTTTAGCTTCAAATGTTTCTACTCCAACAGATGTTACTCCCACCTTTCCTTTTACTTCTACACTAATAGGAGGATAATTAAATTGATGAGTTCCTACCCCAATATAAGTAAGATCACGATATTGCTTAGTTCTATAATAGAAATCTTTAGCAGTAGTTCCTACACCAACACTTGTTAATCGGAAATTATCTTTATCAACTACATTAACATAATAATCAGTAGAAGTAGTTAATCCAGTAATAGGAGTTCCTGTACATGTGTAATTAATAACCTCTCCAGATTTGTAATCATGATTTTCAATTTTTATTGCATCTGTAGATGTGTTAATTCCTGCAGGTTGTGATGTTCTCTTCTTATTTTCATATCCTGAACCACTAGTAATTACATTAATAGATTCTACAATAGATTTTGTATTATAAGCTTTTATGTGCTGTACACCATCACCACGAGCAGTGAGTACAACAGTATTAATACCAGCTAAAGCACCTGCTTCACCAGTATGGAGTCTTACTACAGTTCCACCTGTTCCAACTACAGAAACCCAATAACTAGCATCACTTGTTAATCCAGCAATAACACTTTGACCTTTAGGGTCATATATTACCTTTTCACCATTAGCAAATTTGTGATAAGTTGAGAATCCAATTGTAGATGGTAAATCTCCTGTTGTACCAAGTCCAACTTTACTAGAATTTGAGAAGAAAGGAACAGTATGCGTCACTGACTGCATATTTACACCAACAGTCGCACCTTTACCATTTCCTCCAGTTATTGTCACTACAGGAGTTTCTTGATATCCAAAACCAGGATCTATAAGTCTTATATCTTTAAGAGCTCCTTTAACAGCAACACATCCTGTAGCACCTGTACCAACAGCATCAGCAATTCTAGGAATAGGAGGATTAATTACATCATATCCACTACCTCCCCCAAGAACATCTATTCCTGTAATTTCTCCATAATGAATTTTATCATAGGATTTATAATTTAAAATTTCTACACCATTTGCAAGAATACCAGTAGAACCTGGAGTAGTTTCATATACAGTTCCTGTATTAATCGGTGGATTAATTGATCTTACAAGTTTTTGTGATCTTAAAGTCTCTCCATTAAAAGTAAAAGGTTCAATTCTATTATCTGTTACAATTCCTACATTATCAAGAGATATATAATTTTCAAAATAAAGGTCAGACCTACTTTTTGCAAGTTTAATACTATTTGCATCTACTCTCTTAACAAAATAAAGACCTTCTGAATTAGAGAATAATTCGGATTTAATAACGTAATTATCTAATTGAGTTCCACTGGTAGTATCTACATAAACTTCATTAATTATCTGGGGTGTATAGTAGATAGCATCTCCAGTATAATATCCGTGGTCAAAAATAGGTACACCAACAGGAGTAGTAGCATCGGCAATTATATTAAAAGTATCTCCCTCAAAACTTCCATTAAAGATAATTCTATTCGCATTAACACCCAAAGCAGAAGCATCATATGATGGAATGGAAGGAGATGTAATTAAAAGTTTATCTTCTACTCTTTCTTTATAAACATTTTGAACATCACTAGAATATACAGATGCTTCTGGGAAGTTCAGTGCATTAACTTTTGCAATCTTTCTTTCAATTATATAAGGATTATCCTCAAGATAACGAGTAACATCAATTTCTCCTTGTTCTTTCATAATGAAAGATTTTGAAGAAGTTATTTGACTTATAAGAGAAGGTGGATAAGCAGTTCTTGCATCTGCAGATCTAGAAAGGACTGCCCTATCACCTACTTTAAATCCATGATCAACATCAGTGAATACTTCATATGTCCAGTCTGAAACGTCAATTAATCCTAGTTGTTTTACTTTATAAGTTGGTGAAACATTATAGAACCAATTATCTAATCTATAATCAGTATTACCAATTCCTAAAGTTTTGAGTTTTATACTATCTCCACTTCCATAAAGACAACTTGCTTTATCATATTCTAAATTATGAACAACGGAAGTAATTCTTACTTCAATAGTTTCATCTGGATTAACTACAGACTGTCCATATGCAAATGTATTAATACCAACTGATTCTGCACTTGTAATAGTTTTACCAATTCCACTTAGTCCAAAGAATTGAGTTAGGTTTTTACCTGTGTATGAACTTATACCTACACTACCATCAATATATCTCCAATGGAGTTCTCCATCTGTTGCAAACCCAACTGTTGAGTCTACATCAAAAGTAGTAGCTCCTGCTGCTACTGCACCAACTATCCTAGTTCTAGGATGAGTGTTAAATGTACCATAAGTAGCACCTTCAACCCTTGAGTCTCTATTATAACCAGCATCTACACTAAACTTATAGAATGTCTCTCCAACACCCACTGCAATCTTTTCTACATGGGTTATAGGAGCATATGCCTTCTCTAGGTCAGAACCTTCATACTCATCTTGGAATAAAGTAGATAATTCCAAATTCATTGGATCACCTACAATAGGCTCTACTACAAAATCTCTTGTAATTTTATAGTTGGCATTAGATGGAGTGAAAAGAAAATCACGAGGTCTTATAATGTTTACTTTTTCGTTATATAATGCTTTAAATAATATTTCAAAACCTCTATCAGTTCCCTTACTTAAATAAAAGTCCTTTGACTGTTTTAAGAAAACTTCTTGATTTAATTCAGGTGTAAGTTGTCTTCCTTCTAAACCTGGAGTAATTTGATGCTTTGTTTTAGTTAAAAACTCCTTTAAGAATAAACAACTTAAATTTTCTATAGTTGATCCTTTAGGATGTTGTTCTGCTGTTGTAGATTCAAAAACTAACTCTTCAGCATTGGTAGGACTTCTATAAGAAGTAACACCACTAAATCCTCTAACACATCCAGTAAATCCAAAAGTAGTTATTCCAGTATATGTAATAATTTCATCATTAATTTTCAACAATCCATAAGAATCTGGAAATCCCAACGTTCCTGTTGGGAAGTTCTGCATATCAATATCAATTGCATCACTTGCAATACCAACAGTTGCACCTAAACCAACAGATTCTGTAAGATTAGTAAGATTATCTATTTTTACGTATTGGTCAATATTATTAACTAAATCAACTGGACCACCTTGATATTCCTGACCTTGATAATATGATTTTAAAAACTCTGCGACTAGGGGATAATCGGATCTTACATATCCAGGAAGTTGATTCTGAACTATGTTGCTAAACTTAACTCTTTTTGATGTCATTGGATATCTTTCTTATCTTAGTAGGATGAAGCAGCAGATGTGCTAGGAACAGAAGATGTGGTGGTAGTATTTGTTGTATCACTATTACGACCCCCCGCACGAACTAGGTTGCCATTGGCATAACTCGAAGAGGTAATATAATTTGAACCAGATGGATCTAAACCAGAGGCAATTTCATCCACAACAGTTTCAAATAAACTATTACTAATATCTAGTTGCAAATAAAGATCCTGTAATCCAATAACATCATTAGAAAGAGGACATGCTGAAATTTCAATTATGGTTTGACCATCTTTTATCATTCCAGATTGCACATTAATAGGATTAATAGTAATAACCCCACTCTTATAATCAATAGTTCCAATATTTCTTCTAATTATAGTAGGGGATTGTGACTCTACAGAAGGAAGTGAGAATAAGAATAATGAACCAGTTAATTTATTGGTATTTGGTAAATCAGAAATATAAACATCATCCATTACTCCTGCCACTTTAAATGCAGATGACTTAATATTATATCCACTCATACTCTTAATATGGAATTCATTTCCAAAACCAATTTGATACTCTGCAAAGGCATTTAGTACTGCTCTTATATCTCTTCTTATATAAACCGTAGTAATATTGGATGTTATTGCTTCATTACTCTGATCAATAATATTCAAGAACTTACTATACTTAAATCTAGCACCATATTTGTTCATGTCAGAAGATTCAGCATATTTTTCAGCATTATTCTGAACTATTGAAGAAACATATGCTGCAGTAGGAGCAAGATTGGTATTATAATAGATTTTTGTATTAACTTCGAGGTAAAGATACTTCAAATCAAGTATTTCTGGAACAATTCCTGCTACAGCATACTTTTTCAACTTTAATTTTATCTTTTCTTTGATCAAACTTGGTAAAAAGTCACCAGTTCTTGGTTTTATACTAATAAAGACCTTTCCAAACTGAGGAGGCACTAAATCTTCACCTCCAAAAACAGAAATTGACTCAGTTTCGGGATAAATTCGTGATGGAATTAAAGATTCATAGTCATTTGAGGTTACTGCTCTGTTTTGAGAAGAATAAATCCTTGGAGCAAACTTTCTAACCGATTCTACCGACTCAATACCCTCTCCACCTGATGCAGATAACCCAGTTGTCATTAAAGAGATGCCAGAACTAATATCATATGATTGAGAATTACGAGTATACTCAATTCTACCTGCAAAATTGAAAGAACTCAGTCCATTTGCAGCATCACCATCAGAAGTGATGTAATTTATTGTAATAAAGTTACCATCTTCTAGTGCTTTTCCAAAAATACCGTCTCCAAAGAATATTTGATATCTTTCATCTTCAATTTCCTGTAAATAATAAACTTTTGAGTCAGAATTTACATCAAAAAGACTATTTTGAATACTATATTTGGTTTCTGTGGTGGATGCTTCGTTTGGACGTACTGAAACAGTGATTAAATCAGTATCAACTCCAACATTTGGTAAAATAAACTTCTGATTTGGAATTCTTGATGAATATGTGAAGGTTTGTGTTAAAAGAACACCTTCAAAAACCTCAACATCGTTAAATTCTGCAATTCCATTAAAGACTGCAACCGTAATATCACTTAAAATTGAAAAAATGAAGGATTGACCACCAAATGCTGTTGATGATGCTGCCACAGGACCCTTCTTAAGAGTTAATGTAGCAGGTGCAGGGTTAATTCCACTCGTATTTACAAAGAATGATACAGTTGCTCTTGCTGCTTGTCTGGGACGGGGTACATATCCTATATTTCTTGCTAACGAAACTATATTTTCTCTTAAAGTTGCAGTATCAATGAACACTTCATTAGTGATCATGTTCGCATTATAAGAAGTAATGTAAGTATTGTATGCCAAAACGTCCAAAATCGTCGAAAGGTTAGACCCATCGAAGTCATAATCAGTAAAATTAGAGTTCGATTTTAGATATTCTTGTAAAGTTGACTTAACTTGGTCAAAATCCAAGTTAGAAAAGTTAGCTAATGGCATTTTTATCTACTAGATTGCAAAACAAATTGTAATTCTTGTGCTGGAATTTCAATTCCAATGATTTCATAAACGATAGCTACATCAAAAGCATTATTATCATAGTTAGGAAATGCTTTTACATCAATTAATTGCACTCTTGGTTCATAATTTTCTATTGATTCACGTAATTCATCGATAATAATACTCGCAGTAATCTCATCTATGTTCTCAAATAAGGATTGAGTGATTTTAGAACCAAAGGACGGTTGAAAAAACTTCTCTCCAGGTGTTGTGAACACTATATTACGAACAGAACGAGCAATTGCATTGGCATTTTTAAGAGCAATAAGGTCTTCATTCAGTGGATTAGACTGAAATGTCATACTTATATCCTTAAATCCTTGACTAACCCGTTCTAGAGGCACTATATTACACCGATTATTGTTTATTTATTAAGGATTATAAACTAAAATTCTGTCAACGTTATCATATCGGATTCATAGTCCAATCCATCCTCCTCAAAATCACCAAAAATCTCACTTTGGACTAGATCATCACGTTTTTTAGGTGTAAGATGGTCATTGGATACCTCTCTTAGCATTTTTTTCTTGGAGTTTTCCATAATTTTGGTATGTTTTTACTATTTAACATAAAAAAAGGAGGGACTTAACCCTCCTTCATTATTTTCCTTGCCCTCGGTATGCTTTCTTTGCCTTATTTCGAGACGTTGCGGATAGTAACGTTCGAGCCGAGCGGCCTTGACGAGTTTTTTTCGGTCTAGGTCCATTATAGTTCCCATCCTTTACCACAGTTAACATTGGCATTACCTAAATTCCCCTATTTTACAAAGTTTAGCATCTACAGATTCGGGTGTTGCTTTCACCCTGTACTCAACACCATCTCTACGAGATAATTCGGTGAGGATCTCTGCGGAGAGATCCCATAACTCTTCTGTTTTTAGTTGAGTATTCACCGACATCTTAAATAACCCTTGTCTTTTCATGTCCCACACGTATACGAGGGTCACACCATGTCTCAATACCCATTTCCTTAGCATCTAGGCAGAACGACACGTCCTCACCACACATATCCTGAACTGCACCTGACTCGAAGACTTGCATCTTAGGAGCAAACCAAGGATATTGCATGTCCTCGAAGACACCCTTCTTAATTAGAACCCATCCAAAACCTGTATAATCAACTGTGAAAGGCTTGTTGCGTTTGCCCATTGACTCAACAGTCTCGTGATTCATAACTCCCCCATTCTTACGGAAGTCTTCCTCTTCTAACCAGTGAGCAACTGAGGTAGTATGTCCGTCCTCTGTAGCATACCAACCTGCTGCGATCTGTCTTTCTTCACCACTCGCAGGTAATGCTAAATCAGCAAGCTGCCAGAACTTCTCTACATTAAACACAATGTCATTATCAATCCATAGTTGATAATCATATTCTAATTTACCATCCCAAGGCTTTTGTTCAGCACCACGAAGAACATTTGCTCCAAGACACTTACATCTAGCAAAGTTAACCATAGAAGAGTAATCTTGTGATATCTGAATACTCATTCCAGACTGTACCATATCAAAGGACAGTTGAACAAAATTCTTTAAGAATGTATATGAACATCCTCTACCAGGAAGACAGAATACTATTGTCTTCCCTTTCCATCTTTCTTTGATAGCAGGGATATCCCACTTTGCTTCTTCCTTTGTAGGAGCCTTTGCCTTAACAGTAAATCCTTTTGCCATAACCTTTAGTTACCTTCATTTCAATTATACAGTGTAATTATGTATATGTCAATCAATTAAATGCATATTGAAGGAAACCGAAACACGTTGTGTATCTAATGGATGTGGTTCAACATAGTGTGGAAGATCTGATGGAAATATAAGTATCTCTCCTGCCTTTGCGTTTACATATACACCTTCTCCTATATCTAATTCTGGAAATGACATATACAAATTACTTCTACTATGTTGCATAGGATCTTCAAATACTAATGTGTTATTGTTATCAGTAATATACCATATACCTGATAAGTCACATTTAGGATGTGTATGTCTGAAGTTAAAATCTCCCTTCTCATTTACATTCAACCACCAGTTAGCCATTCTAACCTTCTTCATGAATGGAAAAGATTCTCGTATGTTATTAATAAAAGGAAGGGGAAGGTATTCAAAGGTCTGTGCAACACTCTGATACCCTCCCCTATTTGATCTTTGTTTATTATCGTTATCCTCTTTATAATCCATTGCCCACTCGAAGGCACCTCTTGGTAGTGGAGTATATGCTCTCCATATGGGAGAACCAAACTTCATTACCGTTTCAAGTTTCAATATGAATCTCCTCCTGGTGGTTCTGCTGATATTCTGATAGGGCCTCCCACTCCTACTGTGGGGGCTGCTCTCTCATAACTCAAATCGTCCGACGTATAATCTGTCTTTAGCAACCCTACCATGACATTAAGTAACTCCCATGTCTCCTCAAACTCCTCTTGTTTTAAATTATGGTACAAGCACCGATCCTTAGCATATATGTGATACGTTATTATGTTTTCCTTTTCAGACTCCATTTTTTCTGGGGGATTTTTTTATATAGCAAACCTTAGAAGGTCAAAAAAAATTTTCGTGGTTTTTATATATACATCTCGAATTCGGTTCGTTGTAGGTTAGGGACTTTCACTTTTTTATAAACGGGGCAACGCGACGCAGGGCAATAACAACGAAGGGGCATAAACCCTGTCCTTAACTGTTATAAACCATCATAACACTGTATGAGGTTTATGTCAACAACTGTGTAACCACTATGTAACATAAACC